GCCGTAGCGAAAAAGTCTTTTGCATACGTGCCAGTGGAAATGGTCGGTGCTTCAAAAACAGTCGTTCCGGAAGCTTTCCTGTCGGTCAGGATGACGCTTTCTGAGTTGACCAGGTTGCGGTGAACAACCTCGTTGTTGAGGTTTACAGAAAACTCAGACATCACCGCTGCCAAGCCAAAGAAGCTGAAGCTAGGCGTATTCCCATCATTCACCGCAGTCGGAGTCCGGAATCCCGTGTAGGTCGCAGACAGGTTAGTGGAATCGACCACCGCGCTGTAGACACCTGTCATCGTGAATTTCGCTACCGGAAGCGATTTTGCATTTACCGTAAATTCTACGTTGCCGCGCGCCCCGAGGATTTTGTGAAGCGGCGAACTCGATTGCACAGAATCTTGCAATTGAGCGTACATCGTCACCGATTCAAACGCGGAGCTAATCGGGCGATACGCAACGCCAGGGCCAATAGAATAGGCAGATGCCGCTGCGGGTGCCGTTGCAAAGTTTGGGCTGACCGTTGCGATCTTCGTAGCACCATCGTAGGCAACAATGGTCGAAGAGGAACCGGAGCCTGTACCACCTGTGATAGACACCGGGAGTCCAACGTAAAGGTTGGTTACCGCACTTGCGCCAGCAGCAAGCGTGATCGTGCTTACGGATCCCGCCTGGGCGGAACCAGTTACCGCTGCGGCAGTGACAGTCTCCGCGAGTCCGCAAGCGCGCAACAGCGGACCGTATGCCGGGGCTACACCGGCAGTACCAGAGGATTGAAGTTCAACCTCAAACGACAGACCTACCTTCTGGGATGCAATGATCTGATCGTAGTTCCCGAAATATGGCCGAACCAGATCGCGCGAGACAATTTCAGCGTCGAGCGGCGTGATGTCCATGTTGCGAATCAACATCGCGTTCGCAGCCACAGGGCTGGAATCCACACCGTAGGTAGTTTCGATTTTTGCCAACAGGATTCGGCGGCGGGACAGAAGTGCCATTTGAGTTACTCCTCAACGGTAGTTTCGATTACGGTCGGATCAGGATTGGGGAGAACAACGTCTTCCGCAGCCTGGGTGCGCTCAACAAGCTCGCGCTCACCCGTTACGGGGTTGAGGATGTAGCTGCCGCCCATGTCCCAAAATTTGTCAACGCTCATGGTTTACTCCTGCGTCAAATCTTGAAGAGCGGTGCGGTAAAGCACCATGAAGTCATAAGTGATCATTCCGGTTGGAACATCACTCTCAACAAACTCCCATGCCGTCGATGTAGGCTGAACGTCATAGGCTAAACCGCCAAGCGTCAGATCAGCGGTCATCTTGGTATGGATGGCTTGCAGAATCGAATCTGCCGCCTGGTCAGGTATCGATGCCCGGACTATCACCGAGACGCGAACCGTGAGCATCCAATCAAGTTTGGGAATGACTGGCTGACTTGCCGAATCTTGCACAGGCTCAACAATGACGGCAGGGGTTTCCCCGCGAGCCATAGGAGTAACTCTGCTGCGGTAAACAGGCGCGCCGATAGATGGAGCAGACGCAAGTCTGGTCGCAATGTCGGCTAGGATCAATTCGCGCCTAGTTGTCATGGCATCTCAAAAGAATTGGAAGAATGAGGACTGTGACGCGGAGAAAACCCCAGCAGATGCAAGCAGTCCATCAGCACCTTCGATGATATTTGCCGACCCCTTGAGGGTCAACGTTGAGGAAAAGAGGATATTGTCTCCAGCCTCGGCAATTGCTACCGCGCCGCGATTTGGCAAAACCGAGATTGAACCCAGTGTGTCAGACGATTCCGTTATGCTCAGAAGGCCGGTAATCGGAATCGCGCCAAGATTAGATACTGCTGAGAGAGTGTCAGACGCCTCGGTTACACTAAAAACCCCAGTGATCGGGGCCGCCCCAAGACTTGATGCCGCTGAGAGACTGTCTGAAGCCTCCGTTACACTGAAAACACCCGTGATCGGAGCCGCGCCGAGCGTTGAGACACCAGACAATGTGTCTGACGCCTCACTGATGGAACCCTGGCCGATTATCGCAAGCGAGGCGGATCCGAATGCCGTGTCGGCTGACTCAGTTGCAGCTAGAAGCGCCGACAGCGTGATGCTCGATGCCGAAACAACCGTGTCAGACGCCTCTGTGACGCTCAGAGACGCACTGATGTTCTGGCTTGAACTTCCTAGCGCACTCAGCGTGTCATCAGTCTCTGTGGCCGCCAGAGACGCTCGAATGGTGGTCGCGGACGAACTGGTTACACTGTCTGCCGACTCGGTCTGTGCAAATGCAGCCGAAATGGCGACAGATGATGCAGATGCTACAGAGTCAGACGCTTCAGTCAGGCTGGCTGAGGCTTTGATCGCTAGATTTGATGCCGATCCGACAGAGTCAGACGCTTCAGCAATGGCGGCAGAGGCATTGAGTGCCAGAGCAGAGGATGCAGATACGGTGTCAGCAGACTCTGTGATCGTTGCCGCGGCAGAAATCGAAATCGCTGAAACTGATGCAACTGAATCGGATGCTTCCGTTACAGAAAGCGATCCGGAGATGCCGGATCCAGATGCTGCCGATTGTAGGAGCAGCAGCAGAGACATGGATCAGCGCCTGCGCGGATTGAAGGAATTCAACGGGTCGTGCTGCGGGATCGGTCGGCGGTTTTGAGAAACAACGGCGTTCACAGTCGCCTGACGATTGTTTGTGATGATTGTTCCGCCGTTCCGCAATGATATGCCCTGCGGGTTTACTAGGTCCAAATCCCAGATTACATGAGTAATGCCGTTGTTTGACTGAGTTCCGCTGCCGAGAAACGTCGGAAACTTTCCCGCCCAAATTGGCAAGACCACTTGCTCAAACGCTATTCGCTCAGAATCGACGCCGATTGATCCGTTTGTGTTGTCCAGAAATGCGTTTGCGACGGTCGCCACAAAATAATCGAAACGACCGATGTCACCTTGGAACGCGACCGTTCCAGATGCTCCGACGTTTCCAACCGTTGGTATCGTGCTGCTTGTTGCGTTACCGTTTCCGGCTACGGTCTGGTTTACAGTGACCGGGGTTGGAATGTTAGTACCGACTGAGCGCCAAACCTTCCAGTTTGTGACAGGCCCAGTGTTGAAGTTGTTCATCAAGAAGGCAATGAAATGCCACTCATCCACTACTAGCCCAAGACCACTCGTTGTGTGCTGAGTGTCCGTCGTGCGATCAAAAAAAAGATCAACTTCGCTTGTTGTGCTTGCTATCACTGCTCTGTGACTTGTGCCAACGCTCCACAAACCACGCCCCGCCGTTAAGGTGGTCGGGCGCCACCAACCCGCGATCAGCCCCGGTCGTTGAGTTGCGCCCCACGGGCTTACGGATTCGGTCCACGTAAGGTCATCGCCAGTCGTTCCGCCGAACGTGTACGACATCAGTTGCGCTCAACATATACGACCAGTTGCAGCACCTCGCCCGAGGCGTTGGTGAAACCATTTCGCGTTATCAGCGTTGCATAAAGCGAGGTTCCGCCGGAGCAATAATATGGAACTGCGAGGTTGTAGGCTTGCGCTATGCGGCTTAAACCTAAGTCGTATGATCCCGCGAGCGGAATAACCGCAACAGACTCTAAAATATCCGCGTCAGCACTAAGACTGAACGGGTTGTTGTCTCCTGCAAGCGTTACCGTTGCATTGTCAAAAAATACAACGTCAAAAGACCCCATTGCGTCGTTGTAGCCCTGCAAGCTGACACCCACTATGGTGCCGTTTCCGCCGCTGATACGGGATGCGTTTGCCAGCGTGCAGAGCGTTCCGACTTGATCCCCGGCAACGTATGCCGTAGTGCTGGTGCCCGAAACTGCAACGGAAATGCGCTGCAAATCCCGACGCGACAGCGTGTTCATGTTCCCGGTCGAATCCACCGAGATTGCCGAGTAGTCGCCGTCGTTTGTCGAGCCTGTGTTGTGGTTGCGGACGCCAAGCATCAGAACGCCCGTGTCGCCGTCAACGTGCGCGCTGTCCTCGGCCTTACCTAAGTGCGTTGGACCAGTACCCGGAACTATTCTAGTAACGTCAACATCTAGCCCGTTAGTAATGTCGCCGCGATTCCGATCCCAGGTAGTGCCGTTGAACACGTAGTTGCGTGAGGAAGTGTGGAGCGAATTGACTCCGTTGTTTTCTCCATCAGATTGAGCCGAGTCAATCGCAATGTTTTGCGAGCCATCACCGATGGTGACAGAACCTACCACTCGCGTGACATCGACCTTGAGACCGTTAGCGGAAGTGACCGTTGCCACATCTGATGCAGTGGAAGGATCACCAATCACCATGACCTGGCGATGCTCATCAACGCCAGCTCCAACCGTCCTGGTGTCGATT